TGCCCACACCGAGGATCGACTGCAGCCCTTTGGCAAACGATGGAAATTCCTGCGTGAGTATCCGCGTCAGCGGCCGCGAGAGGTGAACGCCGAGAGCTTCGTCAATCAAACGAAACGATTCTGCGCCTTCTTTGGAAGCGCGCTTCATCTCGGCCGACATGCCGAGTGTCTGCTGGTTCACGATGCGGAATACGTCAGGCGCGCCCTTCTCGAGCGCGCTGAGGTCATATCCGAGGCTGACCAGAAGTGTGGCGATGTTGGTGGACATTTAGATTTCAGCTTGCGATGGTGTTGATACTTTCGAGTGCTTCGCGCGTGCGATCGGCGAGGACCTGCACGGCTGCGTCCTGACTCGATGAGAATGCCGGCGCGAGCCAGGGATGCGGAGGAACATCGTGCGAGCCCAGCTCGATCTGGCGCCCGGTGCGGCGACGCTGCTTTGCCGAGCCGAAGCGCGACTTCCAGGAATAGCCCGCCATGCCATGCCCACGCTCGACGAAGCCACCATAGACGCCCGGCGATGTGGACGAATCCTGGCGCCCGGCATAGCGGCCGCGCGTGCGCGTCCGCAGTCCGGGGCCAGGATAACCAGGCCCGACCAGGACACGATTGTTGCGAAAATCGGAGGAGACGCGGACCTGCACCACGATGTCTTCGGCCAGCTCGCCCGATCGCCGCGGCGCCGAGCTCTCGGCTGCGGCCTGGATGACTTCGCCGGCCGCCTGCAGAGCATCGCGGGCAATGCCGCGCGAGAGCGCGAGCGGGATCCGGTCGAGCTGGCGCAGCAGATCCTCGAGCCCGGTGACTCCCGTGATGGCAATTCCGTCAGGCATATTTACTCTGGGATATACGACCGCGAAGGTACAGGTTCAGCGACTTCCTGGAATGCGGTCAGCTCCGAGTCGGCGACCATGCCACCCATCACCTCGTCGTGCTTCGCTCCGACCAGCATCTCCAGGTCGGAATTCATGATGCGGATCCGCACGCCACCGCTCTCGATCGCGAGGATCTCGCAGAGCAGAAGCCCGGCGCCGCCTTCATTAATCTCGTGACCGTTGATATCAAGCATCGGTGCGGATATTCCCGAACGTGGTCAGCATCTGCCGTTTGAACTGCTGCAAATCGTCCGGATCGGTTTCGAACGTGTCGCCGCGCATGACGCGCTCGGCAAATTCCTGCATCTCTTCCTCGTCGGTCTTCGCGCCCGGCATGAAGTCGGCCGCGGTGTACGGCTCAGGTCGCTTGTCTGCGTCGCGATTGATGTTCGCGAGTACCGAGCAGACCAGCGCCGCCGGCAGCATACGCTCGCGCGCCTGGTCCTGATCTTCCTGCAGCATCAGGTCCAGCTCGCGCGGAGAACAGGTCAGAAATTCGTCGCGGCTGAAGCCGTAGCGGCTACGAGCTCGAGCCCAGAGCTTCCCGATGTCGGGGACGGCTCTGGCTGGCTTTGCGCCGGCTCGCCCGGCGCCGCCCCGTTTGGGACTGGATCCTTCGCCTTCGGCATGAAGGACGTCAGCGCTTTCACCATGGCGATCGAGATCTCGCTGGCGTTGCCGAAGTCGACCAGGGCGCCGAGCTCCTCGATCGTGGACGGAGATTTCCAGCTCTTATCGCTCTGCTGCTCGTGCAGGCCTGCCCACAGACAGGCAAGCCATCGCTCGGGATCTTTCGACAGATCGATCAGCGGCCACGCTTTCGCATCGAAGAGCGAGTCGCCCGTTTTTTGCTTGTAGAGGATTACGTTGTGCATGGGATACGCGAGCGGCCGGACACTGCCGCGGATCTCGACTGTAACCAGCTCGCCGGTGATCTCTTTTTTTAGGACGTCGGTCATGCTGCTGCCTCTCAGAAATTTATTTGAATCGCCCCTCAATAGAGAGCGACCTTCAGCCCTCGGTCCCCTTGAGTACATGGGAAACAAACACGTTCGAAACCGTGGAAGATCCTTCTTCGGGGATCTCTAATTTCCCGAACGTGGCCACGCCTTCTAATTCGACCTCCACGCCGTGGTGACACAGGATCTCGAGGGTAATCGTCGGAACGTTCCTGGCATCATGCTCGAAGCTCACTCGCCTGACGTTGCGGATGCGCTCACCAGTATCAGCATCGGTGACCGTCGTGCCGCCTGGCACTCCGGTCGCAGAAATGCGAACTCGTTTCACGTTTCCCCCTTTGTTCCTTTACGACCAGGTCGCGGTGATGTTGCCGACGATCTTCAGCGTGCCCGAGAAGGTGATGGCTTTGTTGTATTCGACGCCGAACTTGAAATCCTGCACGTAGGCCGTGAAGACGAAAATCGATCCGTCGGTGGTCGTGATCTTCCAGAAGAACAGCGCGGCGGATCCGGCCGTCGAGATATTGGTGAGCAGCGACTGCGTGGTCGGATCGGCGGGGTTCAGAACTCCGTCGAAGCTGACCGTGTCGCCGTCAACGACGGTTTTCATCCACTCTTTGAAGATGCTCGGCGAGTCGAGGTTGGTGATGTCGTCGAACTCAGCTTTGAATCCCGAGAAGTTGACCTTCTTCAGCTGCGCAACGTTGATGTAGGTGGCGCCGGTTGTGCCTCCCGAGGCTAGTTTCGAACCGTAGCCGGGAAACGCAATGGTGGTTCCGAAGAGCGCATACGAGGCCGCGGCGGCGAGCCAGAGTAAGACGCCTTTCAAGTGAGCCGAGATCGCGCAGATGGCGACGAGCGCAATCACGGTGAAGGGATGCAGCAGAGCGACGAACAGCAGAGCGAGATGCATTGAAGTTTCTCCTTCGAAGCGAAATGTTTCAGGCGCTGCCCATGGGACCGGTGAAACCACCAGCGACACGGATCTTCGCGCTGAAGCCGATGGCCTTGTTGTAGGACACCGAAAACGGCGAGTACTCACTGACATAGCCCTGAAACGTGTACTGCGTGCCATCGGTGAGTACGATCATGAAATAGCAAAGCGTCAGGGCAGCATGCGCCTGGCCGAGCTGCAGGATCTGCGTGTTCGCCGGGTCGAGAATGCCGACGAGTTCGAGGTCACCGGAATCGACGCGGACCGGAAACGGCCGGGCAAAATTGTCGGGCGTGAGCACGTTGGTGCGGTCGACTTCCGTTTGCTTCGAAACCGTCGAAGGTGCGAAGCGCTGCAGCTGCGCCACTGGAGTGAAATTGGAATTGGTGGTCGACATAAACAGCTTCGAACCGTATCCCGGTTTTGCCTTGGTCGAACCCGAGGTGGAATAACCCGTTGGCCCGCTGCCCACACTGGTGCCGCGAGCGCTCTGAATTGCCGTCTGATAGGGGATTCCGTAAGTCGCGTTGCTCGGGTTGCTCGGGTCGTACGCGACCTGCCAGTCCTGGTAATAAAGTTCAATCGCGTTCGAGCCACGCGCGATCGCATAGGGAAGAAGGGGCACGAGCGAGCCGGGCTGCGTAATTCCTGTTGGATCTGAGGCAGCCGAGGTCTGAAACTGCAAGAGCGGCGCCGCCGGGTAGGTCGAGAACAGATAGGCGTGATCCATCGACGGAAATCCGGAAGTGGCCGCGCCTCCAGACGTGTTGAGGTGTGTCGAGTAGGCGCCGATGTCGTTTCCTTTCAGACCTTCGCACCCGATCCCGAAGCCGTTCCCGTTTGCCGTCGAAGCCTCGGCGTCGGCGTAGCTATAAGGAACACTCTCTGTGGCAAACCCTCCGTCAACAGCCTGAACGAACTTAAAGCCGGAACTGGTTGCCAAAATCGCACTCTCGACAGCGCTCATGTATCCGACCCATGTCGTCTGAAGGGCTGCGATGGAGCCAGGGCCGCCTGGCACGGTGAGAAGGCCGGCCGTCGCCCAGGGGAACCACTCGCCGCCCGCGCCGCCGCCCACGCGCACGTACGCAATCTTTGACGCGTAGCTCTGCGCCGCCATGTGATTCAGAGCATTCTGAACCGCGCTGATCCAGGCAGTCTGAAAGGCCGGCATCCACGCGGCCGGAAACGCAGTGTTATCGACACCCTGCGCCGAGCCTGGTGGAGTGATGGCGCCTGACCCGAGATAGTCCGAAGCTGCGGCCGTGTAGAGCCGGGTCGCACTGATGCTCGTGGCCCAGGCAGCGGTGAAAACGTACTGGGGAGTGGAATTGTTGGAACCACCAAAATCGATGGGAGAAAGCACGACCACGATCGACTTTGCGCCATAGCTGAGCTGGTTATTGATGAGGGCATCGAAAT